ACGTACTCGTGTCTTAAATGTTACATTTGGAATCAAATCATTCTTTTGCATTATTTCTCCTTTCAAACCATAGTCTAATATAATATTTTCTTATCACAGCAATAACAAAGAACACTATTGTCATGAACAACGATGTTGTAAAAGCATTCATTCCCAACATCAAACACAGTTCTAACATACCCCAACTAATCAGAAGATTTACAGGTGTTGCTATAGCAGTGTCACTTACAGCCTCTTTGAATGCAGGCTTATTCATTACTCTTTTCCAGAATATATTTTGTAAATATGGTCCTGAAATGAATCAACTTTCTCTGTTCGATTAGGCCAGTAAATGTAGTCTTTCTCTGGATTCTTCTTCAGATTATCAAGTAACGGTAATATACTATTATACAACAAATCTAAACGAGTTTCAAGTTCATCTTTCGATTCTGTTGATTTCTGTACGGCTTCTAGTTCGTCTTCTGTTACCGCAGTGAAGCCAAAATCAAATATATCATTGCTCATGATTTAGCCTTAAAGTAATCCAATACTGCTTGATTATAACCTACTGGATCTGTATGTGCAGATGTCACCCAGTTAGTATAATCGAATATGTGTTGTTCAACAGTCTCTTCGGATACATTGTCTAACTCGATAGAACGTTCAATAGATTGAATCGCTTCTAACTTATCTTGCTTAGTATCTTTATGACCACGTAAGCCACTGCATAACATTTTCTTTAAGGCGTGTTGCATAGCAGGGCATGTTACATTAAATGCTTTTAATACATCATACACATCTACTGTTACACCTTTAAGGTTACGATTATATTTGTCAGTTTTCATTATTAGTTTACCTTCTTTGATTTTCCATCATGTTTTGTCACAATCACTTCGAACTCTTCGTTAACATCTATTTCTTTGGCATCAAAAACGTATAGTAGCATTGTCCATACTTCACCTACACCTTTTCTATAGCCAAACCAACGACCAACTTGATACGCCACAAATATACATAATAATGCGATAATAGTATGATGTAACATGTCCATAGACTTCTCCTATGATAATATTTTTATTGATTTTAGTTTATCATTCGTCGATGATGTATTCATAGTAACAGGGTTGCTATCATTCATCAAAGTCTGGTCTGCTTCATCTACATCAAATAATCGCATCTTAGACCTATCAACACCCACAACAAAACGTTTGTGCGCACCTGGATCATTGTAACGATTCTTCAACTGTTTAACCATAATCTGACCAAGACTTTCAAGTTCTTCGTTTGATATTAATGCAAACATCAGGTCAGCAGTAGCAGGTAGACCGAAAGACTCGGACGTATCTTCTAAACCTGGATCTGAGTTTGCAAAACCAGAACGTGTTGTCTGTGTTGCTGATACGATAGGCACATCAAACTCTACAGCAAGCCCACGCATTTCTTCAGCAATCGCTTTAATATATGTATATGAGTTTATCGAACCACCCATACCTTTCATTCTAGACGAAGAACATATATTCAAGTAATCAACAAATACGATATCTGGAACAAACTTCTTCTTCATTTTCAGTTCATTTAACAATGCTCGAAAGTGACCAGTGTGTGCTTGACCAGTAGGGTATTCTTTGATGACAAGTTTACCCTTAGTGCTATGTGCAATATTATGAACCTTTTGTGTAAACATATCTTCAGATAAGTGGTCTAACTGGTCAATAGGAACATTTAATAAGTTCGCATCGATACGTTCAGCAATACGTTCTTCTGCCATCTCCATAGTAATATAGAGAGCATTGCGCCCTTGTGCGAGTGCACTGGCGGCTACGTGACACATAAACAAAGACTTACCTACACCTGTACCAGCCAATGCGATGTTTAACGTCTTATTTGGCAAACCCCCTTTCGTGATTTTATTGAAGTAATCTAAATCGAAAGGTATTCTCTCTTCCTGCTCATGGTAAAAGGCATAACGTTCTGTAACGTTCTCAAGGTAGTCGTGACCTATGTTCGTGTCAAACGTAACCGACAGCGCATTCTGTAGGATCTCAGGAAGTGCATTCTTATTTAAGTCTTGGTGCTTGCCATCAATGATAGAGATAGACTCCATGATAGCAAGGTAGACTGCACGATCCTGACACCACTTTTCGGTTGTTGCTAACAACCATTGTTCATTCTCATCTTTCGCATGAAAGATATTTGGTAACATTTCAACCGCTTCACGATATGCTTGGTCACTCAGCGTGTTGGATTGGTCTAGTTCGATTTTGAATGCTTCGAGTGTAGGCAACTTATTATACTTGCCCACAAACTTTGTAATCTCAGTAAATACAAACTTGGTATTACCTTCGAAGTATTCTTTCTTAAGAAACGGAACAACCTTTCTCATAAAAGATTCGTTCGTTAATAAGTTTCTAAGAATAATCTGTTCTAACTCAATCGGTGTCGTCATTCGGATTTCCCATAACTAATGCATCTTGCGATATCGCATTTTCTAATATATTATCAAGTATCAACGTAGCATATTCTTGGAAAGGCTCGTCATCTTCTGTCAGTGTATCATCGGGTGTTGATACGATACTGAAGTTAAATGTTAATGCTTCATTCTCAATATCGACACCGATGTTGCCGAAACGGATAACCGTCTCGACATAATCACCTTCAAGGATGCGTACGTTCCATGCCTGCTCGTTAGATAACTCGTCTGCGGGTGTCAACTCATAGTCAACACCTTCGCTCACTTGTTGAATAGCCATACTTACTCCTGGGCTAAATCTAAAACTTCATCTAAATCAACTTCTGCTTTATAACCAATCTGGTATTGTGCTTGTACGAAATCGATGAACTTTTGATTAGATAGTATATCAGACCAAAACTCTTCTGTCAACGTATCTTTCTCACGTGCTTTAGTACCCACGGCTTCGCCTGTGTCAGTATCCACTTTTTGGTACCAGCCATTACTAGGCTTGACAACAAAACCACCTGCAAGACCAACGTCAAGCAAACCGCTATAACGTTCAATACCACCATCCCAAGATACTGAGATAGGGATCTTCGATTTTTCTTTAACATATCTCGACTTCTCAACGTTGATAATAAAATCATAACCTGTGATTTCTTGACCTGTCTTATTCTGACGACGCCCTAGAATCCAGATATTATCTGCTGAATAATAAATGCCTGTACCGCCACCAACAACATCTTTAGGAAATAAACCAATCTCTTTATATGTGTGGTTGATTGCAAGCATCGAAATGTTCTTCATTGTCAAGTACGGAGTAGCCATACGGAACAAACCTTTCAGTGCTTTTGCTCGTGACATATCAGCAACAGATTTCTCATTGATTGCATCTTCAAGTTCTTTCTTAGATGCCAAGTTACCGATTGAATCAATCACAATCATAACTTTATCTTTCTTATCTAGTTCTTCGAGTTGACTAATCAAGTCAAACTTTAACTCTTCGACATTGGTAATCGGTGTATGTAACACTCGTTCTAAGTCAATATCAAATGCTTCGAAGTAAGACTGTGGCGAACCAAACTCGGAATCATAAAACAGAATGATTGCTTCGGGATCTGATTTTAAATATGCGCTTGCCATTTTCAGTGCAAACGATGTCTTGAAGTGTTTCGAAGGACCTGCTAATACTGTTAGACCAGATACTAAGCCACCATCCAGACGACCAGACAATGCTACGTTCAGCATCGGTACGTCGATTGGTGTTACTTCTTTTTCACCAAAGAACTCTGAGTTACTCAGTACAGCAGTACCTTTGACCTTTGAGTTCTTTTTAAGTTTATCCATTATTGACATTTACTTTTCTCCAAATGTTACATTCATTTCTTTTTCACGTGCATCTAAGTCATATATTATACGATAGTCTGCATTGATTGTCAACACACTTTTCAACAACTCAAAGTCATTACTAAAGTTATACATTGCATTCGTATCTTTGGGGAAACATGCGCCACCAAAGCCACGTCTACCATCAGGTCCTGGGACTTGCATATGACTATTACCAATACGTTTGTCTTGACTTATGATATCAGTAATGGTTTCGAAGTCACAACCGAATCTGTCAGTCTCATCTTTCAACTGATTGAAGAATGTTACCTTAGTAGCAAGAAATGTATTAATAGCATATTTAATAAATGATGCTTCGACTGGTGTGCATGACCAGATGTTATTCACCTGACATCTACTATGTCTCTTGTATAGTTCAATAACTTGGTGCACTGGATTATCAGCACCTCCAAATACATGAAACGTTGCATCAACAAAGTCATTCTTTGCATTGCGTTCTGTCAGAAACTCTGGATTATACACAAACCGATTTGGTTCAATACTACTCAACTCTTTTACACTATCGGGCGTAACTGTTGACTTCAATACAACAATCGCATTAGTATTGGCAATCAACTTTCGAGTAACATCTTGTACAATACTATCATCGATATCACCAGTATCAGACATAGGCGTAGGAACACAAACAAATGCAACTTTTATATCTTTATTATACAAGTCTTCGACTTTAGTATTGTGTTTAGGGTCAATCAAAGTAATATCGGTGTTCTTTGTATCGAATCCATATTCGACTGCTTCACCTACAAACCCATGACCAACAACTGATATTTTCATTATATTATACCTTCTTAGATTAAAAGGGCTCTTTCGAGCCCGGTATTACTAGTCTTTCAAGTTTCGATAGTTGATACATTCATCAACGAGTGGAATGCGGTCAGTCATACCTGCAAGCATACGCACTTCATCATTCTCGAACTCGCCTGAGTAAGAACGTGCTTGTTTATATGATACCGTATCATCAGTACGTGACCGCACGAATGTAGGAACCATCACACTCTTATCATTCAAGTCGGGTGCTTTCTCAATCAATCGACGAACAATAGTCGGATTAGCATTCTTAACATCAAGAATCGTTTCATGTAACTGATTAAAGAATGTCTGCTTCACTGCTTTAAAGCCTGCCACACCAAGTTTAGCATATGCAATCTCAAAGATTGAACCAGTCACAATCTCTTTTGCAGAGAAGTGAGTCGTATGCTTCAGAATGCCAGTAAATGCCTGTAGTGCTTTCTCGTCACCACCAATCGCTTGAAAGTCATTCACAAGTAAGTCACCAATATTTTGCGATGATGAGAACTCAGGCATGTAAATCACTTTAGCATTAAACACTTCGTAACCTAGGGCGACGATTAGACGTTCAATCGTTTCAATGTTTAATGTACTACGAACAAGAATACTAGAATCAACTGTCTTGACTAGTTTAACCATAGTGTTAATAAAGTCTGAGTCATCTAAGGTATCGTTTTTCAATAGTGGAATATCTGCACAGTATACAGATAGTGTTGGGCGCCATTCACATAGTCGGTCAATGTCATCTAATGATTCAGCCTGAAAACGTTCTACATTACGTGTATCAAATGCAACATATGTGGCTTGTGATAATACATTATTACCAATAACACCAACACGAAGTTGTTGCCCTTGTTGCTTCTCACGTTCAGTTGCATCTACGTCGGCTTGCATTTCATCTGCCATGTCGATTGGTAAATGCTCAATGATTTTTTCACCAGTTGCTTGGTCAGTAATCTCTACTGGTCGTGTTTCGGGGTTGTTGCTCATAGTATACTCCTAGTTATTACGATATGCATATTCTACCGCTCGATCCGCTTCAAGTTCGAGTGGTCTATTATTATACCAGTTTCCTGTGTCTCTGTCAAGTTGTCCACATAAATCTGCTATTTGTTTTGATGTAATAGGATAACCACGGTTGATTGCATTGCCTGCTGTCGCAACCATAATCTGATACATCTTGTGATACCAACCTGTCTTACTGATTGTCTTATATTCTAACGCTAACTGCTTAGGAAAGAATGGGCAATCTGTATAGTCAGACCAGTATATATTAGTATTGTTCATCGACTGTTTACGATGTTCGATTACTGCTTTTTGCATTTCTGGTGGTAGTCTATCAAGAAAACTATTACCAGTTTTTTCTACATAAGGGTGTTTAGCAATAAGTGCGCTAACATCAATAGGGCTACCGCTATTGCTAAAGATGAAAGGGTTACTGTCAGGATACTGTGCAGGAACAAAAAACATTCTTGAAACATCTTTTGTCTGCGGATCACCAAGTTCGCCTACTTCATTATTAATAGCATACCAAAATGCTTTTATTCTTTCTTGCTCAACTGCTTCGTCGAGTTTGAATACTATTCTGAACTTAGCCTTATCAAGGCTGTTACTCGCAGTACTATAGACGACATAATCGTATTGACCAAATCTATTCTGTAGTTCTTGCTTCAATGATTCTAAATCATTAGGTAACTCATGTTCGTCAACATCAAGTGCGCACCACTCACCCCAATGAGTAGCGTTCTTATTGCTACGTGTAGTGCCTTCACGATATACCGCTGGTGATATCAAAGGCGATGAATCAGAACCACCCTTCTTGCCTGGCAGTTTTGAAACTTTATATAGCCAAGAGACAAACTGCTCCCACGTCTTAAACGCAAGATGATTGTGAGTCTTGTTGTCAAACTGATTTCGAAACATTGTTAGTTCATACATAATAATACTATTCTATCACTATACAAAGAAGTTGTCAACTATTGATTTATATAAAAGTATTTCAGTTGCGGGCTTTGCTACAAACCCATCACTTGTTTTCTTTCTTCGACCTGCGGTGTATGTAACTGGTATGTTAATGTGAGATAAGCCTTTCTTCTTATCTTTAAACCAATCGTCATCATCCCGATTGCTTATCATTACACTGTTACATGTGGTCGCAAAGTCGATTAACTTCAATAGTTGCTCATCATTAAACCCATTGCCATAATCAGCAAATGAATCACGATAAGGCGGATCAAAGAAAAAGAATGCATCTTTATCTTCGACGTTTGTTACAGCATCAGACCAATCTGTGCTCATTATCTGAGTGTTTTGTAATGCTTCGTGCCACCAGTTTATAACGTCAATATCATATACAGTATCTTTCTGATTGAGTAAACCAGCAGGTGTACCATATCGCCCATTAGTGTTATTGTTTAACTGATATATGCCATTGAAGCCAGTTTTCATTAGAAAGTATAGTGTAGCAGACTCGAAAGGTTTGCTCCATGTTTCGAAATCATATGCATGTGAATGCCTAACTTCGAAGTAGAACTTCTTACGTGCTTCTTTATCTAATGGAATATACTGTGCTTGTAACTCATTAAGTCTATCAAGAAACTCTGGCAAGTCTGACTTGATAGAACGATAGATGTTCATCACGTCATCGTTAATATCGTTAATGATAATATTCTTCGGGTTATATGTTTTCACTACATGAACGAATACAGCACCACCACCAAAGAATGGTTCGCAGTACGTATTCATATCATTAGGAAAGTATGGCATATAATGTTTAAGAAGTCGAGTTTTACCACCCGCCCAAGTGAATATTGGTTTCATTTATATTCTCACATTTACATACCCATCAGCAATAGCCTGGGTATCTTTTTTTCGAATCAACTTAGGCGAGAATCTCAACTTCAACTCATCGATATTAGTAGTATCAGCAATGTTTACCATCTTCATTGTATCAGCATCGATGTATAGAATATTTGTCCAACCATCAACCTTCTGATATTGTTTCAACGCAAACTTGCCTACTGCTCGACAAAACGATTCTTTTTCTCTGTAACACTCTTTGATTTCATCAACCATGTCATTCAAATCATCTTGGTCACAACCTACATATAACTCTCGAAAGTAGTTGCGATACAACTCAGGATCTTTAACAGACTCTACGTGTTTTTGAAACATTTTCTCACCGAGATAACCTGGAGCATTACCGTTAAAATATTTTTCGTTGAGTTGGTCAACTAAGCCTTTTTCAGTCACGCCAGTTTTAACAGGCTTAAGACTTGCTCCATTGTTTTTGATTTCAACAAAGTTCTTTTCGCCATTGTCATAGAAAATGCCGTCACTCTCATTGCTGAATCGATAGTTAGAAAGAATGAGTGGTAAAACTAACTCACCAACGCCAACGCCTTTGCCTTTGTTCATGAGTAAGACTTCAAACAGTTTCATAAACAAATCATTACATCGCAGTCGAGGGCTGATTAGTTCGCTAATGTTTTTACACCAGTTGGTTTTAAGAATAGACGAGTCAGTTAGATTAGACTCGTCTTCAAGAAGGTTAAGCATCTCGTCAACAGTGCCGTAAGCACGTGCTTCAAAGTACACTGAATAAGCAAGAAAGTCATTAACAAATCTTTCTGCGGCTACGTGACCTACAATACCACGTTTAGTAAGCAAAGCGATACTACGTGCATCAAGTGTATTCATAATATATTACCTCTGTCAAATCAATAACTATATGTTATCAAACTCGGGTATCGATGTCAACACCTTCTGGTAATATTTCTATCACTGCTAACTGATTCTTTTTCGTTCTGCCTTTGAACGTCTGCTCATAGAAAAAACGCTTTCTAAGTTTTAATCTTGGGTTATCATTAAATGCATTACGCACTGGTTGTAACTCAAAGTTATCTAATAGAAAGGCTTTCATTCCAAAGTCTACACACATCTGCATATCATATGATGCTGGCTCGTATGTGTGCCCACCGTCAACTAATGCAAAGTCAAAAGGTGCGGCTTCATGATACGCATCTATTTCTTGACGCACCATATGAGACTTACCAGGAATCCATACCCATCGAGGTTTATACTTATCGTATAGAGTACACGCCATCTTCCAACGCAATGTCGGATCAATGAAATCACCCTTATGTACACCAGTTCTATCGATGAAAGGAGACACAGAAACAAGTTGAGATTTCTTGTTGTATGTTTCTAGTTGGTATGTTGTTGAGTGCCCAAGATGAAACCCGATTTCTAAAACACGTTTCGGGTCGTAATGATATCGTGCAAACTGAAATGCTCTAATAACATCATCTGTGGGTGGTAGATAGCCCCAACCTTCGTCGGGGAATGGCAAATGTTCTGTGTTCATCCAAAAAAGTCCTCTAGTGATGCTTTAGGTTCTGTTGTCCATCCGACCGCACCAAGAATCGGTTCAAGTGGATCGATAAATGTTTTCTGAAACTGTAAGTCAAAGTCAATCTGAGGATGTACACCAAACTCTTTGGGTAATGCCATCGAGAAAGATATTACATTTTCTTTGATTTTATTCGGCTTCTTGAGATACAGAAACTTTATCTTCTCACCATCCTGAATATATTCGTACTTATCACTTATGCCATGTTTCTTGACATAATGGTTATATAGTAACGAGCCACGTACATGTATGGGTGTGCCTTTTGAGTAAATATTTGTACGGTCTTTCCATTTCGTAATATCACTCACCCCACGAGGAAATGCAATCGCTTCGGGCGCAAGGTTCTTGAAATGGGTTCTAAAGTCTGAAATGAACTGCTGTGTATCTTCTTCAGTACCTTCTATGATTACTCGAAATACCTCTTTCATCTTGTCACGTACGACTTGTGGTGTACTGGACTTGATTGCTTCGATACCCATCATCTTCAGTTTAGGTTCTGCATACTGAACACCTTCATTGTTATGTACATTTAGAATATAACGCTTCTTAGCCATCCAGATACCACGATCCGCAATCGCTTCTCGTTTCATCACCATACGATTCTCATATGCATTAGTCACATCAGCAAGATTCTGATAGGCATCTGCAATCACTTTCTCGAAATGCTCTTCGCATATCTTATCAAGAAACTTTACCGGATCAGCAGGAGAAAACTTATCAACGAGATCCCCCATACGAATATAAACAGAATCGGTGTCAATTGCCACAACGTAGTCTTCATCCGTTTTAAGAAGTTTTTGCATCTCATCGTTTACTGCTCTCTCTGCTGTTTTAATCGCACGTTGACCTGACATGGTAACACCTTCAGCAATCTTCTGGTCAAAGTATCTAAAGTATTTGTTGGCTAGTGCACCATAGAGTGAGTTCATCAAAATCTTTATAGCCATTTGTTGGTTATCAAGTGTATTGATTTCATTCTCTAAGGCTCTAGTAGGTGTTTGTTCATAAACCTGTTTTGCTTTAAGCATATTCTTTTTAATCGTCACACGATTATCATAGAACTTCTTGATAACGTTAGGAATGATACCTTCACGGTCTTTCTGAAACATTGCACCGTTAGCACACTGCGCAACATCTTCTTCAGTATCGTATGTCATCGTTTCGGGAGACATATTATACTGTACAATGATATTAGGATATAGCGAGTTCAAGTCAAATGATACAACCCAGTCATGAGAACCTACAAAGGGATCTTTTACATAACCACCCACAATCTTACCAGCGTCGTGGTCGATAGAAGGTCTCGGTGGGATCACTACATTCTTACTCTTCAGTTCGTTGTAGATAATAGAATCCCATATAGCAGTTGTACCAAATGTATCTGCATAGTTAGAACGTGATTGATATGCAATAGTCATAGCAAGTGCAATCAAACCCATTTTCTCTTCGAATCTATCAACCAGTTCAACGTCTTTAATGTTATAGTCGATAAACTTCTGAAAGTCATGCTTGTATAGACTGTGCAACGAACCATATTCTTCGTATGACAACTTATTCTCGCCTAGCACGACGTGCGCAATATGGTCAAGTTTATATGATTCTTGCTCACCCCAGGTCAGTTTACCAAACTTCTTAAATAAATCGAGATAGTCGAGTTGTGCTAACCCACCAATCTCATAAGTCTGTTCGGTACCATGCATCACACGCACTTCACGTTCTTTGATGATACCCCACGGAGATAACATCTTCACTGATTCTGATAAACCGATATTACGTAGACGATTGACAATGTAAGGCATATCGAACATCTTAGAGTTCCAACCAGTCAATACGTCAGGCGAGTTATGACGCCACCAGTCAATGAATACTTTCATCAAATGGGATTCATTATCGCACTTATAATAGACGACATCAGAGTTGGTTACTTCGTAATCACCCATACCCCATACGTGATAGAGTTTGTCTTGATTGTTCTTACATGTAATAGAAATGATAGGATGCTTCGCTTCATCAGGCTTAGGAAAGCCCTCATCAGATGCAACCTCGATATCGATTGTGGTGATATTGATTTTATCTTTATCAAACTTAATCTCTTCATCGAAGTACTCGCCGATAAACGCTGTGACAAAGTTATTCTGCCCATAGACTGCGAAGTTGGGAACACCATCATATTGTTTTTGAAAGTCCGACGCCTCACTCATGCTATCAAACTGCATAGGCTCAACAGAACGATTGAACAGAGTTTTAAACTGCCCAGTCGAACGTTTCGACTCTACATAAAGTGTGGGTCGGTATGATATACGTTTCTCGACACGTTTGTCGTTCTCGTAACCTCGATAGAGGATTTTGTTGCCTTGACGTGTTACACTGGTATAAAACTTCATAATATTATTATATCAAACCTATTTGTCAATGTCAATAAACTTAAAGTTGGGATGCGTTTTTGGATTGTATCTTTCGATGCGCTTGTTGATAGGTCTGTCTATTACTGTAGTACCTGCCTGCTCATCTATGAGTTGACATACAGGTGCGTCTAGAACCTTTCTTGGCTTTTGAAATGCTTCTGTGACTGTTCGACCTAGCCCAGTTTTATTATCTTGCCCACGCTTCGGCCAGTACACATTGTTAAACTGATTATTTTTATCTTTGGTGATAATATCAGTAACAGAGTGTAGTATGCCCATGGGACCTGTGCTATTCGTTTTCAAATCATTCTCTACACGTTCACAAAACATTTTAGATACAATCGGGTGCGCTGTGTAGCATTCCATCGCTATGCCGATATTGCATGTGTACATCTGCTGATACTTAGACATAATCATACGAAATGTGTCTTCGTGCTCGGGATGTAAATATGCATCGTGCTCCATAATCCAAAGTCTCTCGCCATTCGCAATACGCTTATGCATACGATACTGAGAATGGAGAGAAGCCTGTTCTTGTGGAGAACGAGGCTTTTTTGGATCGAGTGTTATTGTATCTAATAACGTGTCAGGAGTCAAGCACTGAATGACATTAATCTCAAAAATATCTGAAACACGTTCAAATGATTTTAAAGCAACTTCATGATATTTTACTGCAAGTGGATTGTTTAACTCGACCTGCATGTATGCTTGAATCTTAGTTGACATGTTTTTACCTTAAGTAATAATCTGCGAACTTGGTGTAACGATTTTACCAAATAGTTTTTTGTAGTGTTCGATGATTGACTCATCGGGATCTGCAACGTAGATAGTTTTATCTGCGCTTACAGTGACAGTATCGCTACTCACGAATGGTGCGTATGGGATAAACTGTATTTGATTGTTTTGGTCTGGTATTAGAACAACTGAGTTAGTAAGTTCAAAAGAAGATGTTGCGTTATCTTTTACTTCTGCCATCACGTCTTCACCTGATACCATACGAATGATTTTAATATCTGACATTATATACTCCAAAATAAAAAAAGGGGAGCCGAAACTCCCCGACATTATGCAAGTGGCAACAATGTAATGACTAAAGTGAATAGAGTCATTGTAGTAGCCACACAGTAACCAAATGTTTCTAGTTTACTGCTATTGTGTTTCGTTTCCATTTGTAGATTCCTCGATAGATTTTTGAATAGTAATCTTACGAGGACGCTTCTCTTCTGGAACAACAACTTTCAGATGAACTGCCAAGATGCCGTCTTCATGAGAGGCTCCTTCTACTTCTACATACTCAGACAAACGAAACTGTCTTCGGAAAGCCTTCTGCGAGATGCCTTGATGTACATAATCTCGACCTCTACGTTCATGCTTACCCGAAATAGTTAGCGTTCGTTCTTTTTGTTCTAACTCCAACTCATCTGCTTTGAAACCTGAACATGCGACCTCAATCAGATAATGAGTGTCATCGACTTTCACAACGTTGTGCGGAGGATAGTTTTCGCTTGCAGTGCGACCGATGAAGTCTAGTTCGTTTAATAGGTGTTCAAATCCAACAAAGGTTTGACGAGGGAATAAAGATTTAGTATTTGTAGTCATAGTTTTCTCCTTTAATAAAGCAAGATAGATGGGTACCCGACCATCGGCATACCCGGTACTATTTATACAAGTTTTACTTATTTCCGATATTATATTTTGGGCATAGTTCCCATAAATGTTTATCTTTGTGTGAAATAATCTTAACTTGTCTTAATGGTGCGCAGTTAGTAGATTTCTCTTTATCAATGATTTGGATCAATCCCCAATCTGCTAGTAATGTCGCAATAGTATTACGACGTTGAATATCGGCTTCTTCAAGATTTGATTTCTTACCATCTAGTAAGAACAACTCTTTGAAGTGAACAATAAAGTATCTTCCTTGTTTATGTAAAATATGACAAGATTGAAATAGTTTTTGTTCACGTCTTGAAGCCACTCCCATACGTGTTAGAGTTTCACGTACCTTTAAAAAATCGTCTGGTTCGTTCAAAGTAACTTCGAGCATATCACCAGGAGCCCAGATTTTATTTTCTTCCACCTTTAAATGTCCTTTGTTTTAGTTCTTGTATTTGGCTAGGTGAGAGGAGTTTGAGTGCGGATTTTGCTTTCTCATTACTATATCCATAATACTCCTTAATCACATCAATATCGTTAACGACTTCGGGTTTATCCCATTTACTAAATCGTTTACGCTTTCGTATTATATTTAGTAAAAAATGGTATTGTAGTTTCGAGTCGATTTGATGATATTGATTCATCAGATTAGCCGCGGCTACTGTGTCAGGGAAATAAGACAAAGAACGATTCGTAAGGAAAGATGAATACACTTTCTCGTTCTGGCGATCCAGTGTATCATCTTGAAGTAAATCCTGCTTAGTCTGATTTATCGAACTAACAAAATCAAATGGCTTCATTAGTTAAACTCCACGTTCGCCATGATTTCAGTCATGCAAGCCACAATGTTTAACTCATGGTCT